TATAACGGCCCACTTCCCTTTCGGCTCCTCATACGAAAACGACCGAAGCTTCTGCCCTCCTCTTTGCACATACACAACAGAATCTTCGGCCACGATTGCATTACACCCATAACAACCTACCGCACCTTGCTGTTGTGCTACAAACGTGAGCGCGTCTCCCCGTAGCATTTCTCCAGCCCGGCCCAAAAGCCACGGGCCCTCTTCGGTTCCGAAGGTAAGAGTATCCTCGCCGACCATCCAGAGGATTTCGTATGCCTTGTTCGGGTTGGGCGTATACACCCACGCATCTGTAGCAACCGCGGGGGAGGAAACGGTAAAGGTTGTAAAATTGTTCACATTAGAGGCCCAAATCGTTCCCGGATTATTTGCACTATTTGCAAAGATAAGCCTTGATTGATATAGCTCTACCACAGAAGGGTAATCACCTGAGTGGTTGAAATCAGGAAACATACTGGTCGTACGAGTGAATGAGATCGCCCCCCAGGAAAATGCCCCCGTAGAATAGGAGATCCGGGCAGGCGGCTTGTTCTTGTGGACAATATACAGGGTCATTCCTGCTTGTGTCCAATCGATTTCAAAGATTTCAGTGCTTGTATACCCGGGATGCGTTCCATTCACCAATATTGCCGGCCCACCGTTTGCAGGATACGCATACGCCGCGGTATCAGTAAGCGCAATCACATAGTAAGACTCCACAGAAACGCGAAAAGGAATAAGGACCGCGTTTTTTCCTTGATGCAAGTTGTTCGCGTCGTACCGAGCGATAGTTCCAGGCCTCTTCATGGCAGGCCCCACCGGAAGAGGAAAGGCGTTCTTCATAGTTTTACAGGCAAAGGGGTACTGGGGCAAAGAAGTTTTCCCGTAGAATCTTTTTGAAACCTCTCCAGCCGAAAAGCCCTGGACCTGGTAAACTTGTATCACACACTCCTCCTACCTATGTCGAGCATAGTTTACATCAAGCCATTTTTCTTTGCTTCTCCGGAATCTGTCCATTTTGATCGCTTGCCCAAGAAGTCGTTCAGACATCTGGTACAAATCGTTTCGCGACTCCCCCCGTAGCGGATACGATATTTCATAGGCCAATACATAGGACAGATAATCTATAAATGAATCCGGATATTTTTCTGTATCATCTACGTACTCTATGTACTTGACGACGGGGTTTAGGTAGTCTGTATAAAGAACGTACCCCTCCACAATCCAAGGAATGGTAACTTTTTCATGCGTAGAGGGGTCCAGTAGCTCTACGATCCGTATCAGTGGAGGGTCTGTCTGAATATTATACCCATGATCATAAGGAGTAAGGTTTTTTTCTATACTCAGTTCTGCCGGTTGCATCCGGTTTGTCGCGAAAGACCAGCTCGCTGCGGATAAGCAATGCTTTAAGACACTGGGGTACATCGTTCGCAAGACAGACCCAGCTCTCGATGTGTCGTCTATAGACGAAATGGGCTCTGCACCCACCAAACGCAGAGCCCTGTTGTAGATTTCTACCGCAGAATCAACTCCCATTGTTTTACCCGATCGTTAGGAACGTCGAAATTTTCCCCGTGGCGAGAGCCGTTGTCGCCACGTAACTCACATTAACGTACTTTTGGCTGAGCAGGCCCTCGGGTATTGCAGCACGGAACAGATACCCTTTCTTCCCGAGTTCCGTTGCCGCAATGGAGAACTGCCATTTAGCCTTCGTGGCGTCCGAAGAAGTAGGCGTTGCAGAAGAGTTGCACAGCACAATGTCACACGTTAGGGTCCCCACGCTAAACGCTGTGTTTACAAGCACGTTGAAATAGATCGGAGAGCCCTTTGCAATATCTCTCACCACGCCCAGGTTGATTGTGTTTTCAGACATCTTGCTTGTAGTAAGAGTCGCCGCAGAATCAAATATGAGATTTTTATCCAGAACCATCTTAAACCTCCTTACGAAATCACGCTTTCGGTATTCGTAATACCTTCCAGCATTACTAACGGTATTCCCCGGATCCGGGTCACGATGTTCCCGTAATTGTCCTTGTCCAGGGTTACAACGTTGGGCCTGTTGCGCACAGCAGCCTCAATCTGGTACTTGGTCGTTCGGTTTACGTACAAGTACGCACCCGAGATGTCCTCAGGATCAGGCAGCTGGTCCATGGCGTAGAACAGCAAGTCCAGATCGATGTTGTCCGTTGCGCCTGTACCGATGTTCGCAATGCGCTGTACAGCCCGGTCGTCATAAATGGCAATCCCCAAGATCGAGTAGAACCGAGTGATGTATTTGAACAACCCCTCGCCGGTGGACGCATCAGTGATCACAAAGGTTCGGCCCATGTCCTCCCGTTTGACCACTTCTGTAGCCCCTCCTTTCGGATACAACAGTCCAGCTTTCCCCGGGCCCCACTGTATAATCCACACAGATGTGACACTGCCTGAAGATGCCCCATTGTTGTGGACGTTGCTACCAAGGGCGTTGTACCGCGTGGCCAAACCCTTGGGCTGATTAGCATTGTCGGCAGGATCCCCATACAGCACCGCGTTCACCACGCTCTGCGTGTACCCTTCGAGGTGACCCAGGTCATACTTCAGCCGGAACTCCTGAGGATTAGGGACGATGTCGAGCATGTACTCATCCATTTCGCTCCGGCCTTCGATGCGGGACAGGTACTCTACCACCTGTTCGGTAATGTAGTTACCAGCCTTTACCCCTTGGTTAATCGCTCTCCAAGTGCCGCTCGGGAGGGCCTTTTCCTTCGTCATCACATGGGAAGCAATTTGATTGGCCTCTTCCATGTGTGCGGTGCGGAATAGCCCGTTCTTTTTGTGCAAAACCTCCGCCACAGGCAAGAGTTGTTTTGCGTTGTACATTTTCGCAATGTCAAGAATTGTGGTAACAGAATACAGATCGTATGTAGCCATGTTATACCTCCTATGCTACTCCTACGTTACGCAACCGCTTTACAACGGTGCCACCAGATAGCCAGGGGCCTCATGGTCAACAACCTGTATCCGCTTCGTGAGAAGGTCTCCTTAGACGGATAGCGGTTATTTCTTTTTCAATCCTCGCATAGACGGATACAGTTCGTCAAGATCTATTCCGTATGGATTACCGGAGGCAGATCCTGCAGGGAGCCTTCCTTCGCTCAACTGTTCCGTCATCTTTAGACACCCCTTCACAAACCAGGACTTGTTTCCAAGACCAGTTTCCGCGATGTACTTCATTCCCTCTTCTCCGAAGTAGTTGCGAAGAATCGTGTTTGTTTTTTTTACACGATCGTTCCAGTCGTTCGGATACAAAGACTTTACTTCGGAAGCAATCGCGTCCAACTCTTTCTGTCTGAGCTCTGCTTCCTCTTTCTCAGACTCCTGGTACTCTTCGTAGAACGTCTTCGCGAGCTCCTGGGCCTGTTGCTTCGTTAAAAATAACTTCGAAGCAATTTTTCTCGTTGTTTCGGCAATGTCCGGGTCATCAACAGGGACCTCATATTCATCGGGAGATTCCGGAATCCCCATTGCCTGCATAAACGCTTTTATCTCCTCTGCAGTCGCATCCGGGCCCAAGGGACGAACATAAGACTTTCTACTCTCAACCTCTTTCTGTAGCCCCTCCAACTGCTTCCAAATGTCCTGCATATAGTCCCAGACGCTCTTGTACTTTTTCATCTCTTCGCGCACAAGAGCTTTGGGCACGTTCTGTAACCACTTAGGCTCTTGAGAAGTCCCCTCTGGCTGTCCCTCGCCAGAAGTCGGTGGAACAGGCGCCTGTCCTGCGGTCTGATTTACGTTTTGGTTCTGAGTGTCGACAGGGCTACTATCAGTAGCTCCCGCAACGCCTTCTTCTCCAATGATACTCATGTTCTTGTGTACCTCTTCTTAGATCCAAGGCTCCACCAGTAGTTAATCACTTGTTTCATTTTTTGATCTTCCGCGAAGGATGTGTTCCTTCCTGCGTCTAATGCGGCCTTGTAGGCGGTGACGAAATCGCGCATACTTTTCGGAACACTATTGTCTGCTATGATTTTTGCACAAACCCCTGTGCTCGCCGTTTTGAGCGCCACAGCCTGAGAACCGTTGTAATCCATATTACACCTCCCATGTCTTTTTTGAAAGCGACAACCAAGCGCTTATCCAGTCTTCTTCGCGCCTGCTTGCTCCCATCATATATAATATTCTTTTCCCCGCGTTTTGCAATATCCTGTCCTCGTCTGTTGCGGCTTCGCGGAACATTCGCAACGTAGTCATGATCGCTTCTAACGCAACCCGACCCGAGGGAGTTTTAAAAGTCTCAACCATCGCGCGAGAAATCCGCTCAAACTCCTGTTTGTGCTTTTTCTCAACTTCTATTATCAATGGATCATTAACTGTAAACACCCTACCCTCCTATCGTGCGAAGGATCTCGTTAGCAATGGGTGGATTCCCCGTAGGACTAATTTGTCCTGCGGCCTGAGCTTGTGCCTGAGCCTGAGCTTGAGCCTGCGCCGCTTCCTGTGCAAGCATTTCCTGGTACTCGTCGTTGGACACAATCGCCTTCGCGGGGAATCCGCTTGCGACAAGGATCTGGTCCAACGCTTCTTCAAACCTTATCTTCCTTGTCGTCCGGGGATCCATCTGGAAAATTAC